GGGCGACGGCGAGAAGGCGAAGGGCATCCGCGCGCGCATCAATCAGGCGAACCCAGCCGATCCGCTGATGCTGAACGGCACGGCGACCGACCTGATCACGGTGTACGAGGGCTGGCACCTGCGCAGCGGCAAGAGCGCAAAGGACGGGCTGCACGTCATCGTCTGCGACGGCGGGCTGCTGTTCAAAGAGGCTTGGGACTTCGACTGGTTCCCCTTCGACCTGTTCAAGTGGGGGACGCGGCCGACCGGTGTGTGGGGCCAGGCCATGGCCGAGCAGCTGATCGGCATCCAGATCGAGATCGGGCGCCTGCTGCGCACCATCCAGCGGTGCCAGCACCTGTGCAGCGTGCCGCGCATCCTGGTGGAGCTCGGATCGGAGATCGTCGAACAGCACCTGTCGAACGAGGTGGGCGCGATCATCAAGTACCGCGGCACCAAGCCTGAACTGTGGGTCGCGGCTGGCGTGCCGCCCGACCTGTTCGTGCAGCTCGATGCGCTGGTGAAGAAGGCGTACGAGCTGACGGGCATCTCGCAGATGTCCGCCAACAGCAAGAAGCCGGAAGGCCTCGACGCTGCCGTGGCGCTGCGCGAGATGCACGACATCGAGAGCGAGCGGTTCGTCATCATCGCCCAGCGCTTCGAGAAGTTCTACTTGTCAATCATGGAGAAGATGATCGCGCTGTCCCGCCGCATGTACGCCAACAACGTCAAGCTGCGGGTCAAGGCGCCAGGCACCAAGCTGATCGAGTCCATCGACTTCGAGAGCGTCGACATGGAGGAGGACAAGTACATCCTGCGGGACTACCCGACGTCCATCCTGCCGACGATGCCCAGCGCGAAGCTGCAGACGGTTCAGGAGCTGTACGGCTCGCAGTTGCTCAGCGACCAGACGCCGGCCGCGGTGTGGGCGCGGAGCCTGCTCGACTTCCCGGACCTCGAAAGCTACCTGTCGATCGAGCAGGCCGGGCTGAACGACGTGCAGCGACTGATCTCGGGCATCACCGAGCACGGCGAATACGACCCGCCCGACGAGTACATCAGCCGCGAGATGGCGATCACCCTCGGCCACAACGCCCTGCTGAAGGCGCGCGCGGACAAGTTGCCCGAGGCGCGGATCGAACTGCTGCGGCGGTTCATTCAAGAGGCCATGGATCTGCCCACGCCGGGCGGCGCGCAGGCGCAAGGGCCGATGGTGCCGCCCGTCCTGCCAGGTGCGCCGCCGATGCCTCCTGGTGCTGGTCCCATCCCGCCCGGGGGCGTGCCGACGTCGCCTGGGCCGATGATTCCCGCGGTCCCGTCGGCCGTGTCGGCGATCCCGGCCGCCGCGTAGGAAACGCACGTGCCGTTGCATGGCACTCACGATCAGCACCGCGTCGAAGAACCTCGGGCTCAACGCGCAGCTCGATGTTCTGAATAGCGGCTTCCTGCGCATCTACTCAGGCACGCGCCCGGCCACGCCCGATACGGCGCTGTCGGGCAACACGCTGCTGGCCGAGCTGACCTTCGGCGCGACCGCGTTCGCCGCTGCCACGGGCGGCACGAAGACGGCCAACGCGATCGGAAGCGACACCAGCGCCGACGCGACCGGCACCGCCACGTTCTTTCGAGCGTTCAAGAGCGACGGAACCACGGCGGTGGTTGACGGCACGGTCGGAACGTCTGGCACCGACGCAATCATCAACTCGACGTCCATCGTGGCGGCGACAACCGTTGCGTGCACCAGCATGGTGATCACCGCGGGCGGGTAGGCCAGTGCCGATAAAGGCACTCCCGTTCGCGATTGCAAACAGCCAGTGGGTGTCGCTCGGCCAGACCATTGCGCTGACCGGCGATTTCACCGTTGAGGCGTGGGTCAATCGAACCCTCGTCAACGGCGGCGGCGACGGATTCAAGGACGTCGTCACCGGCCATTCTGGCACCTCGGGGCCGTCCATCAATTTCTACGCCGACCAGGCGCGTTGGTACGACGGCTCGACGGACCAAGTGATTGCGAGCGCCACGACCGGGTCCGGATGGCACCACCACGCGTGGGTCAGGTCCGGTACGTCGGTCCTGTATTACATAGACGGTGTCCTTGATACGTCGTCGACGGGGACCAACAGCAGCACGGGCACCGTCAATTTTACGTGACTTGGCCTGGGCGACGGTTCCGGCTACCTCCTAGACGGGCAATTGGAGGAGGTCCGCGTCTGGAACGTCGCCCGTTCGGCTGGCCAGATTTCAGCCAACTACGGATACACGATCAGTCCCGCCACGTCGGGCTTGGTCGCCTACTTCAACTTCGCGGAATCCCCCGACGGAAACACGACGGTTACGGACATCGTCGCAGGGACGTACACGGGGACGCTCCAGGGCTCGCCGACGGCCACCCGTGTCACGGCGACCGCGCCCGTAAGCGACCCTAGTAGCACGATGGCGGTCGCCGCTACGATCCCCGCCGCGACCCTGGCGGCGTCTCTCGCGAGCACCGACAACCTTGCGGTCGCGGCGACCGTCCCGGTGGCCACCAGCGCGATTGCGCTCGGCAGCACCGACAAGCTCACCATGGCGGCAACGGTGCCCGTGGCTACCATGGCGGCGTCTCTCGTGTCGCCGGACTACGTCATCGCGGTGGCGGCGACCGTCCCAGTTGCCACCTGCGCCGCCGCGCTGACGAGCACCGACGCCCTGACCGTCGCGGCGACGATTCCGGTCGCAACCTCGGCCATCGCACTGGGCAGTACCGACTTCCTGGCCGTGGCAGGGACCGCTCCCGTGGCAGCGATGGCCGCCAACATGACGGCGGGCACGAACAACGTCGCGTTCGATGCGGTCGTCCCGGTTTCGACGTGCGCCGCAACGCTGGCCAGCACGGACGCCTTCGGTGTCGTCGCGACCGTCCCTGGGTCAACCATGACCGCAGCCTTGGCGGCTGACATGGTCATGGTTGTAGCAGCGATCTCGCCCGCGCCGACGATGGTCGCGGCGCTCACGATCCCATTCGTCGCGCCACCCGTGGTCTCGCCCTGGGCGAAGCTGATGAAGCCACGCTACGCGCGCTGGGCCCGCCGTCGCGACGGCATCACCTAGGAACGCCCGTGCCGGTGCATGAGCACCGAAGCGAGTACCTCCGCGGCCGCAGCGAGCGCGCCAATCCCGAGCAGCATCCCGAATTCCTCGGCGCCTGTCGCCGTCCCGGCTCCCGCTGCGCCCGCCGTGGCGCCCGCGCCGGCTGAGCCCGCAGCGCCCGCCGCGGCCGCGCCTCCCGCCCCCGACCTGTCACGCGGCTTCGCGTCGCTGGCGGCCGAAGAGCGACGGGTCCGCACCGAGCGCGAACGGACCAAGGCCGAAGCGCAGCAACTCGCCACGTTCACGCAGCAGCTGCACGCCGCGCGCGCCAACCCGCGCGAGGCGATGAAGCTACTTGGCTTCACCGAGGACCAGGTGCTGGAGGCGCTGGCCGGCGGAACCCCCTCTGTGCCCGCTGTCGACGATCGTGTTGCTCGCATCGAGCAGACGCTGGCCGAGCGCGACCGCCAGGCCCAGGAAGCGTCCACACGCGCCCAGGTCGCCGAGCAGGAGCGCCAGGCAGACGCTGTCATCGCGAGCTTCCGGAACGACGTCGCCACCAAGATCAAGGCGGCTGGCGAAAAGTACGGCCTGATCCAACTGCACGGCGCGGAGAGCGAAGTCACCGCGCGCATCGAGAAGCACCTGCTCGAGAAGGGCGAGCTGCGGCCGTTCGAGGCCGTGGCCGATGAGCTCGAACAGGAATACGAGGCCAAAGCGAGAAAGGCCCTCGAACTACCCAAGCTGAAGATCGTCCCTCAGAGCGAGAGCCACCGGTCCCAGAGCGAGCAGCGGACCAGCACCACGACCACGCTCACCAACCGCGGCACCACGGCGCCGGCTGCGAATTCGCTGCCCCCGTTGCCGCTCGACCCAGACGCGCGCACGGCGGAACTCCTTCGTCGTCGCGGCCTGGCGTCCTGACCGGAGGGATGACCCATGGCTTTCGATCTCACGACCCTTGCTGACGACCTGAAGAACCGGTTCACGCCGGACTTCATCGAGTCGATGGTGTACCCGCGCAAGCCCCTGTTCGCGGCGCTCAAGAAGATGAAGGAGATGACGGGCGACAAGTGGTTGCAGCCCGTTGTTTTCGATGACCTGCAGGCGACGTCCGCGGACTTCACGACCGCGCAGACGCAGTCCGCAGCGGCTGGGCCCGGCCTCGATCGGTTCGAGATCACGCGCATCAAGAAGTACAGCTTCGCGCGCGTCGACAACGAGACCATTCTGGCGACCAAGGGCGATCAGGGTGCTTTCTTCCAGGCGCTGACCAAGGCCATCGACCAGAGCATGTCGGCGCAAGGGCGTCGACTGAACTGGGAGCTGTACAAAGAGGGCTGGGGCGATATCGGCCGCGTGTCAAACACGTCCTTCGCCACCACCACCCTGACCCTCACGAATCCGAACGACGTTGTTCGGTTCTCCAAGGGTCAGATCTTGGTGGTCAGCGACACCCAGAACGCGTCGGTGCTCCGCAGCGGAACGTTGACCGTTGCTGGCGTGAACCGATCGGCAGGAACGGTGCTCTTGACCGCGAACCTGTCAACTGGCGTGGCTACCATTGCGACGAACGACTGGATCTTCCTCCAGGGCGATCGCGAAGACGCGGCGTCTCCGACCCGTCGGTGCCTCGCTGGCCTCGAAGCGTATGTGCCGGCCACCGCGCCGAGCTCCACTGCCTTCTTCGCCGTGGATCGGACGCAGGACTCCCGCCTGGGCGGCCTGCGCTACGACGGAACCGGACAGCCCATCGAAGAGGCGTTGATTGACGCCGCTGCGCTGGCTGGCCGTGAAGGCGCGCAGCTCGACTTCGGCGTGCTGAACCCGGTCACCTACGGACAGCTGATCAAGAGCCTCGGCTCGAAGGTTCAGTACGTCCGCATGGACCAGGGAAGCAACGAGGCCAAGGTGGGCTTCGAAGGGATCCGGCTGTACACCCCGGCCGGTCAGGTCGACTTCTTCCAGGACCAGGACTGTCCGAGCAATCGCGCCTGGATGCTGCAGCTGAACACCTGGATGTTCGGCTCCATGGGTGACGTCCCCCGCGTCATCAACACCGACGGGTTGGAAGTGCTCCGCGGCTCCAACTACGACGGCGTCGAACTGCGCGTTGGCTACTACGGCAACGTCATCGGCAAGGCGCCGGGCTGGAACATCAACGTCCAAATCTAAGCGGCTGCGGCGCGGGCCGGCTGAGCATCGCCGGCCCCGCTGCGGTCTCTCAGGAGACACGACCCAATGGCAAATCGAAATTTCGCTCCGCTCTCCGGCTCCGTCAAGCGCGGCGTCGTGAAGCTGGTCGGACGATTCAAGACGACGACCAGCGGCA